ACCGAGGGAGGGCATACTTGTTTTCGTGGTGTGAAGACAAGTATGTTGTGAAAGACGACATGTTGAGACAGAAGATCGATTTGCGCGAGTTGTGCAGTTTGGAAGGAACTGTACCACTTTCAGTGTGGATGGACTGCCTGAAGATGGAGCGAAGGAGCTTTGCTAAAATAGCGAGTGGTACGACTCGCTCTTTTAGCATCGCTCCTTTAGATTACTTAATTGTGTGTAGGAGGTACTTTCTCGCATTCTCAATGGCTATTATGGCTGACCGAGCTAACAACTTTTGCTCTGTTGGAATAAATGCCTTGGGTTCTGAGTGGATGGACCTCTACTATCGATTGGGTAGTTTTGGAACGAGAGGATTTGACGCTGATTATCGCCACTTTGATGCTATTGTGGCTCCAGAGTTGGTGCACTTGTTTACTAAGATCGTAAATGAGTGGTATGCTGACGAATATTCCTGTGTGCGTAGTGTCCTTATGGTCGAGATGAGTCACACTCTGACTCTTTTATTCGACTGTTTGTATATGAAACACCAAGGTTTACCCAGCGGTCATCCATTAACGGTGGTGGTTAACTGTTTTGTCAACGCTTTTCTTGTGCGCTACGCTTACTATCGCGTAGTTCCACAAGAGTTAGCGTTGCATTCCGTGTTTGTCAAGGAAGTGTGTGGCATAACTTATGGTGACGATTTGCTCTTGTGTCAAAGTGCACGTATGAACGAATTGTTTACCTTTGTTTTGTTCCAGGCTGAGATGGCTGAACTCGGAATTACAGTTACCACAGCGGCTAAGAGCGCGGAGACTAGCCACCTCCATTTGGACGACATGATCTTTCTCAAGAGAAGTTTCGTCCGCCTTAATCCCCTTGACATTCGGGGAGGCTTACAGAAGAGTGTTATTTACGAAATGGTTCAATGGGTCCGCAAGAGTGCTGACCCAGAAGAAGCCATGTTCGAAACCATAGGTATGGCTGTTCGTGAAGCATACCAATGGGGTCTTGAGTTCTTTGAGAACTTCGTTCGTGACATTAATCAGGCGCTTGCCTTAGCCGGCTGTCCTCTGATTGGTGCTACTTACGATGAAGTTCAGCAACTTGCGTTGCGGGGCTTCTAGTTTCATTCTTATCTGTGATAGGGTGTTGACAATACATGGCCTGTGCTGTCTGCGTTTTGTGTTTGTGAAGTTGGTCTCTTGTCAACCTCTCTCACAGATAGTTTGAATACTATGATCTTGAGTATCCTTG